GCGTGCATAACAACATTGACCGAGACGAGGCCCAATCTCTTTGGGACAAGTTTGAGTTCTTCTCAGGCTACGGCTTCAACAAGTCTCACGCGGTTAGCTATTCTATTATCTCATACCAGTGCGCTTGGCTGTTTAACTACTATCCAGCAGAGTGGATGGCTGCTTTCTTGGACAAGGAGCCCGAAAGCCGAAAGGAGAAGGCAATCAACATCGCAAAGCAGTTTGGTTTCAAGATCGCACCGCTAGACGTAAACAAGTCGGGCACTGTATGGGAGATCTCCGAAGACGGCAAGACTCTTATTCAGCCCCTGACTTCAATCAAGGGGCTAGGGATGGCAGCTATCGAACAGCTTTTGGCTCATCGGCCAGTCAATACGGCAGAGGAACTCTTGTTCAACGAGAATATTACTTATTCGAAGCTCAACAAGAAGTCGCTTGACGCGCTGTGTCGCGGCGGTGCCCTTGACAACATTGTTGATGATCGGTTCACTGGTCGCAAGCACTTTTGGTCTGCGTGCGTCGTAGACCGACCGAAGAACCTGAAGAAGTTGGGCGAAAACATTGAACTATACAGGCCCGAAGGCGACTTCACCGAAGAAGAGATTATTCAATTCAAGTCCGAGTTGACTGGCGTATTCCCGATTAACTTGGTTATCAGTCCAGATACGGTTCAGCGGCTACAAGAAAAGTACATCCCGCCAATCTCTGAGTTTGATGAGGATTTGCAGGTTTGCTGGTTTATCCCACGCAAGATTGTCCCGAGGAAGACGAAGAACGGCAAGGCATACTGGATTCTTGAGGTTATTGATTCGAATAACCAGCTAACGAAGATCAGGTGTTGGGGGATCAGGCCCGAAAAGGATCGGGTACACCTCAATCGCCCGTACATGGCTAAACTAAAGTATGATCAAAATTGGGGCTTCTCAACTTATGCTGTCGGAAAAACGTTTAAACTGCTGGCATAAAACTAATTATTGGCATGTCGGTTGCCAAGAAGCTTAGATGGAAACGAACCATAGAAACTATGCGCTTTGTGTACGAAGAGCACGACTATGTGAAAGAGGTTTGTTCTGCAATTGCGCCCGACTTTCAAGAATATTATGAGAAGTATTGCGAGCTAAACGAAATAGACCTGCAAGAGTTAAACAGCAAGAACAAAGAAAGATTAGATAACATATATGGCCCAACACCCACAGCACCAAATCCCGGCGCCCCCGAGACTGCTGGTCCTACATCCTTGTCAAGATTTAAAGGAAACTTACAGGTTGATGAAGAGCAGGAGGAATCGGAAGACGCCGCAAGGTCTGTTAGTCCATATGAATTAAGTGCTGATGAAACAGCCATCATAGAATCATTTTCAAAACTGTTTAAGAGAATTGCATTAAAAGTTCACCCAGATAAAATACCCAGTAATGTACCGAAAGAAGACCGCGAAAAGATGATAGAGATGTTTACCGACGCTAACAAGGCTTTCGAAGACAAGAAGTATCATATCTTGCTGGATATTGCTGAAAAGTTAAACATTAGCGTACCCAAGAACTATTCACAGCAGATTCGCTGGATGAAAAGAGAAATAAAGAAAGTAGAAGAAGCAACCCGAAGGTCAAAGAACACATTTAACTATGGTTTTTCCGAAGCAGATACAGATGAGCAGAGAGACCAAATCATCAGAAATTTTCTGTTCAGATTATTTGGATTTATTCAATAAAGTAGTTGACTTCAAACACACACTCTGTTATATTAATACAGTAAACAAAAGGAGGGCCACAATGGCCAATACAAATGAAGAGAGAAAGCGCTACGTGAAGGAGTATATTCGTTCACTAGTGGCTATTGAAGAGGCCATGGAGCCTTACAAGGAGCAGAAGCGTGAACTACGGACTGAGTTCCGAGAAAACGGCTGGCTCAATACTGATGAGATCCGCGCCGCTGTAAAGGCATATCGTCTGTACAAGGGCAAGGTGAACATCGATGAAGTTGTCGAGAACTTCAACATGATTTCCGGCCAGGAAGGAGGTGAATCTTGATAATTGAGTTTATGAGGGTTAGGGATGATGCCCGAATACCCGTTCGCTCAAACCCTTCTGATGCTGGCCTGGACGTTTTTTCGTGCACCGGCGAAGATGTAACGCTGGCACCCAATCAATCTTTGATTGTGCCGACGGGCTTAAAGTTTGGAATCCCGCACGGATACATGCTTCAGGTCATGAACCGCTCTAGTGTCGCAGCTAAACGCGGCCTAGTTGTGGGAGCCCACGTGATTGATTCTGGCTATGATGGCGAAGTGTTCATTAACTTGCACAATGTAAGCAGTGAAAACCAAAAGATTCAGAACGGCATGAAGATTGCACAACTTGTAATGATTCCCGTTGTGCCTTTCCGACCACATGAGATCAGAGATGATGAGTTATATCTTCAGCCAATAACCATTTCTAACAGAGGTGACGGAGCCTTGGGGAGCACGGATGGATAAAACTACGCAAAAGACCATGTTTAGTTCTGCAACTGGTGATTGGGCTACGCCACAAGATTTTTTTAACCATCTAAACTGGCGCTTTGGTCCGTTCGATCTGGATCCCTGCGCGAGCCCCCATAATACCAAGTGCGCTAATTTTTTTACTGAATCCGAAAACGGACTAGAAAAAGATTGGGAAGGCTTTACTTGTTTTGTTAACCCTCCATATGGGAGAGGTATCGACAAGTGGATTGAGAAATCTTATAACGAAGCCAAAAAGCCAAACACCAAGGTCGTCATGCTGATTCCCTCTAGGACCGATACGAGATATTGGCACAACTATGTCATGAAGGCTTCCGAGATTCACTTCGTAAAGGGTAGACTAAAGTTTGGTGACAGCCAGAATTCAGCACCCTTCCCGTCAGCCGTTGTTGTGTTTGACGGAGGTGGTGAGCTTTGGAGAGTTGAAACAATCAACAAGTAAGGAGATAAGAAATGACTGAAGAAATTTTGCAGGCCGCTATCTTGAGACTAAAGGCCAGCGCCACAGAACGCTTTGCAATCATTAAGGATTTGTACCACAGGCCAGCGACCAGCGAGACAGTTGATCAGATTGTAAGCCATTCAATTGCGTTGGCACAAATCGAGGGCGCTGCCATAACTTTGCAGCAATACTCCAATCTTTTGTCGAAACAGACTGAGGCAGAGGCAGAGTCCAACGAGCCCGTTGAGCCCGAACCAGAAGAGACTGAGAGCCTGAAGCACGATGAGCTAATGACTCGCTCATCGGAGTATCGAAAGTCACAGCGTTCAAGAAAAAAGAAGAAGCCGGTGAGCAAGAATGAATCGTAAGCAACGTAGGGCAATGAATAAGAAGCTTGGTGAAGACAATGCAGAGGCGATCTCCAACAAGATGATGCAGTTTGATAAACTGCCGGATCATTGCTTAACTTGCGAGAAGCCGTTTGACAAACGCAATAAGAAAATGGCTATGACGTGGAGTGTTGTAGTCAGAGACGAAGACACTGTTAGGCTTTATTGTCCAAAGTGTTGGAAAATGGCCAACAATGTAATAAATGAATGGAGAAAGGAGATAGAAAATAATGGCGGTTCTTAGAATTCCAAAAGATTCACTTAAAAAAATCATGGATGGCAAAACGAACATCACTGAGCCAACTGCATGTGTGATAAAGTTTTATTCAAACAATTGCCATTTGTGTCACGCACTTAGTTCATATTATATTGATATTTCTAATCAAGAACAGTATGAAAACATACATTTCTATGCTTACAATATTGATGGTGATCCGCAAATAGCAGAGAAACTTGGATTAAACGGCGTGCCGTCCATAGCGCTATACAATGTGGCTCCTAACAGAAAGCCAAAGTTAATTTTGCTCGATGATCCCGAGAGGCCCAATCAGGAGACTTGGTATACTGTTAAGGATATCACCAATTTTATTGCGGACAATTTGCAGCTTGATCATAGCCGCGCCGCCCGCCGTAAGCGCCGGCGCCAACAACGAAAAGAGAGGATAAAAGGATGAGTACGAGAGGACTATCATATGACGACATTTTGCTAACGCCACAGTATTCTGATATCGAATCAAGATCAGAAATAGATTTATCTATTGACATGGGTAACGGACTAAACATGTTGCTTCCTATGTTTTCAGCCCCGATGGACACCATCTCAGAAGACAGAATGGCTACAGCAATTGATGAATTAGGCGGTGCTGGAATTATTCACAGATACAATAGTTTAGAAGAGCAGGCAGAGATCGTAGAAAAGGCCGTCAACAAGTCTAAGAACAATGTCGGCGCAGCAGTGGGGATATCAGGCGATTATTTGGAGAGAGCCATGGCAGTCACCACGGCCGGCGCCAATTTCATATGTGTCGATGTAGCTCACGGGCACCACGTAAAAATGAAACTGGCCCTAAGTCGCCTTCGCAGCTTACTTGGCGACAACTTCCATATTATGGCTGGAAATGTGGCCACCTTAGAGGGCATAAACGATTTGTCCGATTGGGGCGCCGATTCCGTTAGATGTAATATTGGCGGTGGCTCTATTTGTTCTACTAGAATTCAAACAGGGCACGGTCTGTCAGGACTACAAACCATTATAGAATGCTCCAAGACTGATCGTGACGTTAAAATTATTGCGGACGGCGGGATTAGAAACTCAGGAGACATTGTTAAAGCTTTGGCCTTTGGGGCCGATGCGGTTATGTGTGGTTCACTATTGTCTGGAACTTCTGAGACACCGGGTCAAGTTGAAAGAGACAAGCATGGCCGCGCCTGGAAGACATATCGCGGCATGGCCTCCAAGGAAGCACAAATGGAGTGGCGAGGCAGGTATTCTTCTTTCGAAGGAGTGACCAGCAAAGTTCCCTATAGAGGAAGTGTCCATGACATTGTGGGAGATCTTGAAAGGGGAATACGCTCAGGCTTCTCTTACAGTGGCGCCCGCAACTTGACCGAGCTACAGGCCAAGGTTAAGTACACGACACAAACAGTTTCTGGCTTGGCAGAGAGCCGAACCCATATTGTCAACAGGGATTGGTAAATGTCACAGGAAATTGACTATGGGAACTTAAATAAGAAAATTGTGTTCACAGACAACGATCATCGACAAGTTCAGTTAAAAATGAGACTGAAAACTCTCGGATTAACACAGTCACAGTTTTTTAGATTAATGATAACCGGAGTGCTATCAGATGACGATAGGATATATGATTTCATAAGTGACCATTCAAAATTATCTAAAAAGAGGAAGCTAAAAAGTCGCAAGCTGAGAGAGAGCGGCAAGCAGACAGTTGCTGACTTTGGTTTGGGCGAAAACGAAATAGACAATATTTTTGATTTGATAGCTGAGGAGTTTCCTGAGTTATGAAAGAAGATGGACTATTAGAATGTTCTCGTAAGTGCATGGAACTTGACACATGCTGCCCAAATGAAGATTGTAAATATTGGATTGACTATGAAGACGAGAACAATTGTACACTGGTATCTATATATCAAAACGGCCCAATGACTTTGCGACAAGTTGGCGAAAGAAACAGGCTATCATTTGCCAGAATAAAACAAATAGAAACCCGAGCACTTAACAAAATTAAGAAGTACGTCAAGTTCACGAATTTACTTTTTTAGGTGTTTAAACCAACTTATAACTATTTATTTTTGAGTTTCTTAAAAGAAAAGAAGGAGATTTTTAAATGGCTCACAAAACATTGCTAACAGAGGGCGAGATTCGCCAATTTTTAAAGCTCGCTAACTTAAAGAATGTTGGCGATGACAAGATTCAGGAATACGGCGGCATGATGCCTGGAGAAAGGGACGAAGAAGCCGTAGAAGATGCCGAAGCCATGGTGGCCATGGACGACGAGGCGCCTCCGATGGACGATGACATGCCTCCAATGGACGACGATGCTGGTGATATGGCAGACGATGCTGACGACATGGACATGGGAGCCATGGGTGGAATGGATGATACAGAGAGAGAAGAAGTCTTAGCTGACGTAGTGGCTGCAGTTGCACAGGCGCTAGGTATTGAGGACCGCGTTAATGTTGAGGCTGGAGAGGAAGATGCGATGGACGACATGGATATGGGTGATGAGCCTATGGACATGGGCATGGAGCCGGAAGCCGGGCTAGCCCCCGAAGAAGGAGGTGAGGATTCACTTGAGGGGCCAGATGACCTCGGAGTCGAACTTGAAGACGATGAAGAAGAGCCGGTTCAGATGAGCGAGGACGAGATCGTGGCCGAAGTTGCACGCCGCGTAGCCCGACGACTCAAGGAAGAACGCTCTCGCGATAATATGGCTGACGTTTTGGCCGAAAGAATCATGAAAAGGCTAACAAAAAAGTAAAATAACTTGACATCGTTTAGTTAGTAGACTATAATAGCCATTATAAGCACGTCTTAGATGGCTATTTTTTTTGGAAAACATGGAAATATTACTTTATCCCCTATTATTTGCTTTCGGCTATTTATCTTGTAGGATGTATGAATCTCACAAAGTATCCTCCGAGAGTATAGTGATGATTAGAACAGCACAGCTATCGTCTTTGCTAATGTATACTAGGGCAATCGAGCAATATGCATACGTCAAGGCTTTTGTAAAGCAGGAAATCCAAAAGCGCGACGGAACAGATAGAGAAATAAAGAGTTTTGAAATTTATGTAGACAATGACATTGACTACTTTAAAAATCAATGCATTAAGACCATGAATTTCGCAGTTCCCAACTCGCTTAGAGACGATATGTCTATAGAAAGTTGGGAAAACGGCATGCTTATTTTGAATGAGCAAATGCAATTTGTACAACATTTTTTCAATGAGAGGAAAGTAAGATGATTAGAAAAATTAAGGATATTATCAAGCCTAAGAAAGCTGTCGCAGAAGAAGAGAGAGCCCCCAAGCAGGAAGCAGCGGAGGCCCCGCCCGCTAGTGAAGAGAAGAGCAAGATTGTCTTAATCGACCCCTCATCGCTCTTGGGGGATGCCGAACAGGTCGCCCCCGCCGAACCCGATCTTAGAATCCTAGGGCTGTTTGCCGACGTTGCCGAAGAGAAGGTAGGCGAACTGGTTCATGGTTTGCTGTATCTGGATGAAGTTAATAAATTATCGAAAGAAGATAAGAAAAAGCCGTTAAAGTTTTATATCTCAACTTATGGCGGTAGCGCTGACGACATGTTTGCGCTTTATGATGTTATGAGAATAGTGCGAGAGAGCACAGAAATTCACACAGTTGGCCTAGGCAAAGTCATGTCAGCAGGCGTCTTGCTTTTGGCATCCGGCACAAAGGGTAAGCGTATGATTGGAAGAAATTGCCGTGTCATGATTCATTCGGTCATTGGCGGCAATCACGGTTCGCTGCATAACATGATGAACGAAATGGAAGCAATCGAAGAATTGCAGGATATGTATTGCGATTGTTTGGTGGCCGAAACAAAGTTGACGAGAGGTAAGCTCAAAAAAATGCTGGAACGAAAGGTAAACGTCTATTTATCAGCAGAAGAAGCAGTCGAGCTAGGTATTGCAGATATTATAATCTAAGGGGAACAAAATGGCGAATTATATTAAAGACATGTTTATCGATGTGGTGGCAGAATCAAAAACCAAAGAGGCCACAGCTATTAATGAAGTAGTTGAAGAAGTTTTTTTAGAAGAGATAGAAAACTTGGATATAAATACTCTTTTGGGCATGATAGAAGAGGTGATGGATGAACCTCGCGAAATTAATGAAGATATTCCTCCTGTTGCTGGCGCCTCTGATGAAGAAGCGGTGGAAATGATTTTGAAGATGATCCCCAACATCGAAGTATCTGAGATTGGCTGGTCTGATGTTAGGACTCCCGGCGATGAAGCCGCAGAAATTAAGGGTCCACAAAGAAAGCTTCTTGAAGACTATCTACGCAACATCAAAGGTTCTGATTTTGCAGAAAAGATATCAAGCGTGTCTCAGTTCTATACGAACGGAGCCGCCATGGTCGAGGCTCAAGGTGGTAATGAGAGAGCAAAAAGAATTTCTCAAGCGATATCGTACCTTGTGTTCTATAAGACACTGACCAAGGTGATTACAAACTTCAACGCATCATCAGCCGGCTTTAGCTTTGAATCTTTTCTTGCTGCTTTAGTTAATGGTTACCAGATTCCCGCTAATACGGGAACAATTGCAGACTATGTTGACCGGTCAAGCGGCGAGTCAGTCCCGGTTAGTCTAAAGCTTTACAAAGAAGGCAATCTGGAAGTCGGAGGTAGCTATACCGACCTTGTTAGAGATCTGGTGGATCCTAAATATCCAGGCTCTATTGGCGGTGCTATGCGGTATGTTGTTTGTACCAAGTCTCTAAAGGGAGAAGATCTGAACCAAGAAGGTAAGATTGATTTTTATCAGTTTGATATCAGCCTTGATAATGTAATGGATATTATTGCCTTCTCTAAGCAAAAATCGCAACGCTGTATTATGATACCCAAGCAGATAGCTAGCGCCCTTCAAGCTGGGCGCGTCGATGGTGTTAGCATGAGCGACACTCTTCCGGGTGAGGGAAACCTACCGAGTGATGAGGATCTAGAGAAGCTTTTTATTGTGAAACTTAATCAAGCATTTGAGACGAGAGGGATCGCCCTGTCGCAAAAGCAAATGGATGATTTATTTCAAGCACTTGAATATGGCAAAAACGACGACTTGTTTAAAGACTGGATGCCCAAACTGGGTGATGAAAAGGTCAATAAGGGCGTCGTAAGAGGTCGTTCCTCAATTGATAAGGAATATGTTAAAAAGCGTATAATGGGCTTTGAATGGCTTCCGTTACAAACAGTGTCAGGTGAAAACATTACCATACATAAGTTGGCTACTATTATATCTCAAGCCAACAACGCCGTTATTGCCGATCAACAGAAGAAAAAACTAGCTGATCTGCGCTCTAAAGAGATTAAGCGCATGGTTTCCGAAGGTGAATTTTTAAATCCCGAAGAGTCAGCCAGACTCTATAAGACATTCGGTCCTCGCCAAAAAAGAGTCGCACTTCTGAATAGCTGGGGATACCTTACAACAGGACACTTCTCTCTTAACCAGAAACAGGCAGTAAACCCGGCGCCACCCACAAATACATTGGCGCTAGGATCGATCAATGTTGGTCGCCAAGAAGTTAAGAGAGTAGTTGATAACATTCGTGATATTCTCAACGAAGAAGTTATGGAAATCTTCCAGTCACTTAAGGTTCTATCCGATAGCCTTAATTCTTTCTTTGCTGGCGGTTTGTCAGACGATTCACTAGCTAACACATCAGTTGAGAGCGCCAACAACATTAGTTCAAAACAAATTCTAAAAACTAATGAATAATAGGCTTGACAAAACCCTAAACAGTGGTTATAATATAACATAACTTTGAGGTACTAATGGGTCGAAAATACGACGACAATCAAACACTACAACAAAAAATCATGAGGGGGGCGAACGTGCTAGCAGACAACGTTGCCTCTACTCTTGGCCCAAGAGGCAGAAATGTTTTGCTACAAGAGAAGGGGAAGAGTCCGTTCGTCACCAAGGATGGCGTGACAGTGGCTCAGTTTGTTGCCCTGGGAGATCCGTTTGAGAATGCTGGTGCACAAATCATTCGACAAGCTGCCATTGAAACAAACAACTCGGCTGGAGACGGCACGACTACTTCGACTGTGTTGGCGAGAGCGATACTGAGAGAATCGCAAAAGTATATCGCATCGGGCGTGTCACCCACGGAGCTTCAGCGAGGTATTCTCTTGGCAGCATCAGAAGTTACTGCCAATCTCAAGTCGGCGGCTAAACCAATCAACAGCATTGAAGATGTTGAGCATATTGCAACGATTTCAGCGAACAATGACAACTCAATTGGCAAGCTAATAGCCACAGTTGTGGATAAGGTCGGCCATGATGGCTCTATCACTATTGAAGAGTCTCGCTCTCTTGAAACTTCAATTGATATTTCTGAAGGGTTTAAGTTAGATTCGGGATATTGCGCTGGAGCATTCATCACAGATGAACGCCGCAGTATTATGTACCATGAGAATCCTCTTGTGTTGGTTACGGATTACAAGATTTCTACCGTTGAGCCGATTATGGGAATACTAGAGATGGTAGCCCGCGAGGGTCGCCCGCTGATCATGGTCGCAGAAGAGATCGAAGGGCAGGCTTTGGCAGCTATGATCATGAACGCCATGAGAGGTACGTTAAAGATTGCAGCCATCAAGGCGCCGCTCTATGGAGAAGAGCGCCGGGATTTGCTTAATGACTTATCGCTATCGCTGGGTGCAAAGTTTATTACGCGGGAATCTGGCGCCAAGCTTAACGACGTTACTTTAGCTGATCTGGGTTCTGCTGTCTCCATCGAGAGCACGAAGTACACTACCACAATCGTTGGAGGCAACAATAACCCCTTGATGGTTGAATCGCGAATCGAATCACTCAAGGAACAAATGAAGCAGACTGATTCAATGTCGGAGTGTGAAAGAATCCAAGGACGTATTACGCGCCTGTCTTCTGGTGTTGGGATTATCCGTGTCGGAGGCTCCACAGAAGTAGAGATGATCGAAAAGAAGCATCGCATTGAAGATGCACTAGAAGCCGTGCGCTCGGCCTTGGAAGAAGGAATTGTAGGCGGCGGCGGTGCTTCGCTCGTCCGTGCAGCACAAAAGATAACTATAGCTTCTGACAATGCAGAGCAGGCATATGGAGTCAGCGTGGTGCAGGCGGCTTGCCAAGAGCCACTTAGGCAGATGTCTCTTAATGCTGGCGAGTCTCCTGACCTTATTGTGGAGAGGGTGTTGGCATCCGAAAACAACACAATGGGCTGGAACTTTAGAACCGGACAGATGGTGAATCTGTTTGAGAGCGGAGTTATTGATCCGGTAAAAGTTACCCGAACTGCATTACAGAACGCGGCCAGTTGCGCTGGCACTCTTATAACGACTAATTTTGGAATTATCCAAACGGAGACAGACTAATGGAATTACAGAAAGGAGACTTGATATACATCCCTCAAGATGTTTACTTGTATGGTGAAGATGTGAAATACAGAACCTCCAAGCCGCAGACCGGCTTATACATTGACGAAACAGCACACAATTTTATGATGCAGGTTTTGGTTGATGGCATTAAAATGAATGTAAGAAAGAACCACGTTTACCCACTGAAGGAGGAAGACAGTGTTAGTTAAATTGACAGAGATCCATCACAACAGCACGCTAACGACAAATAGCGAATATACCTTGAGAGAGGTTTTTGTAAACCCAGAACACGTTGTGATGATACGGGAAGAGATGAGAATGAGACAGCTTAATGAAAACGGCAGTCTCCCTGAGAATTTGGATATAAACCACAGGTTTACCAAGTTAACCATTAATCGTGGACATACGGGGACCGAGATTGTTGTGGTTGGCGCGCCCGATATAGTTGAGAGAACACTAAACAACAACAAGCAACTTTTAAGAGGTTAGCATGGGCCAGCGTATTAATATACAGTACACGGTTGACATTGATGATCTGGAAGGTGAAGTTCAAAGACTGATGCGCGCAGTCTTGGATGGTCTCCAAGATTTAGATAGTTCAGAGATTGGGTGGGACGGTAGCGCCGGCAGTCTTATGACATACAACATGCTAGACAATATTGACAACGCAAGACAGCGCTTGATGACTGTTGATCTTAGGTTGTCAGACCTGCATGTCATCATCGAGGGATATCTA